CGATGGAGATCGGTTCGTGTCACTTTCACAGAACCGTTTTTAAATTACCTTCACTGATCTCCTTCGGTCAACGGAGATTGTATTTTCCGCATTGATTCTCCTTTAAGTTCGATCTTGATACTGCCATGAACCAGTCGATCTAGGATGGCATCCGCATGTGTGGAGTCTCCGATCATTTTGTACCAGTTTTCCACCGGCAACTGGCTCACTACGATGATTGAGCCTCGTTGGTACATCAGATCCACTATTTCCAGCAGGTCGCTACGCTGTTCTGATGAGAGAGGTTCCAGCCCCCAGTCATCCAGAAGCAGCAGATCGCTATTATTCAGCCTGGTCAAAAGTTTGCTGTATCTTCCATCAGCATGCCCCTGATAGCACTGTTCCATCAGCGCTTTAAGGCGATAATAGTAGACCTTGTATCCCTGTCGGCAGGCATTATGACCAAGTGCACATGCCAGGAACGTTTTACCGCTGCCGGTGGCCCCGGTCAGTAAAATATTTTGTTTCAGGGTTAACCAGTTTCCCTGACTGAGTGAACGGATGAGGGCCCTGTCCAGCCCTCTATTGTTACGATAATCCAGCTTTGATAACTCAGCATTAAGTCTGAACCGTGCATGTTTGATCAGACGCTCTGCCTTCCTGTTTTCACGGCAGGTTAGTTCTTCTGCTGTCAGTAATGACAGGCGTTCTTCGAAGCCCAGCTCCTGGTATGTGCCCGGCTGAGCAAGTTGCTTTTTAAGCGCATCACGGAAGCCGGTGAGTTTAAGTGCGGTCAGTTGTTCGTAAAGATGATTCATCATTGGATCCCGTATCAGTGGTAATACTCACTGCCGCGTACGTTTTCGTGTTCCATCGTGGATAACAGATCTGGTTTTGGATCCTGAACAGGTTGTTTATCCAGACCTTTTTCCAGGATCGATTTAATACCTGACAGACGCCATACCTTTGTTTTCAGAGCTCTTGCACATGCTGCATTAAGTCTGGCTTTACTGTATTTTTTATGAAGGTTCAGGAGTCCAAGGCAGAAGCGATAGCTTTGTTCCGGATGTGGACGAGAGTTCAGTATATGAAGCACATAACTATGAGTTTCACTGCCTATGTGCCCCGCCCATTCCAGAAGACGCTCTGGCGTCCAGGTGGCATGCTGTCGATGAGCTTCAGGCATGTGCTCGTTGCGGGTACTGTAGCCATAAGTACGCTTGCGCGGGTGCACAGCAACCTCCTGCCCCTGATTGAAGAGTCTTACCAGTTCTCCGGAGATCCATGCTTCCAGTTGCTGGCCTAACAGCGAACATGGAACCGAGTAGTAATGTTTGTCGATTTCCACGTGGTAATCGGCATGAACTCTGACTTTCTTCACCAGGGTGTAACTGTAACTGGCTTCAGGAAGAGGCTTCAGTGCGGGTTTATCAAGCTGGATGAAGAGTTCTGCACGTGAATAACCCAACTTCTGCATTATTTTGTTATTCAGTCTTTCCAGCAACTCCCGAATGCGCTGATTAAGCGATGCAAGGCTGTAGAAGATCTCATGCCTGATTCGGGCCATGATCCAGCGTTCAACAACCTGAACGCCAACTTCAGCTTTGGCTTTATCTTTCGGTTTACGTGGCCGCGCAGGCAAAACTGCGACATTATAATGCTCAAGCATCTGCTGGTAGGTAGGGTTAACGTCAGGATCATACTTACATGCCCTGGATGTGGCGCTTTTCAGATTGTCCGGAACAACAAGTTCAGGAACGCCACCCAACCACTGGAAGCAGCGAACATGACTCATCACCCAGTCTTCAAGCTGCTGAGACCAGGTGGCCTCTGCCCATGTGTAACTTGATGCCCCGAGAACAGCTACGATGACCTGAGCAGTTCTTATTTCTCCGGTCTCAGGGTCGGTAACGCCAACGGTAGGTCCACAGTAATCAACGAAAAGTTTTTCGCCAGCTTTATGTACCTGACGCATTGATGGTGAAGTGGTTTTGAGCCATTCACGGTACATCCGGCAGTAATGGTTATAGCTGTAAAAACCGCCTGGATTACGCTCACAGTATTCTTCCCAGAGTAGCTGCAGCGTCACGCATTTATTACGCAGTTCCCGGTGTACTGTAGCCCAGTCAGGCAGAGAGTGCTTCTTCATCTTAACCTGGGTCTGAAGGAACGCATGTTTTAGTTTTGTATCATCCCATCCTGTAGGTAAGGGCCACTGCTTTATGCCAAGTTGAGCCGCCCGATTAGCATATCTGGATACAACGGAAGGGGAGATTGCAAGACTACGACCAATTTGTCGATGGCTGAGTCCAACACCGTATTTAAGCCTAAGAATTTCTTTAAGTTTTCTCATAGAAATTGGAACTGTTGGCATAGGTATCCTTTACCGGAATGGCAAAAGATACAGATCAACACACCTGTGAAGTTCCAATAACATTGATGGAGATCACTGAATAACAAAATGAGTCAAAAGTGATCTCCATCGATGTTATTCAGCGATCTGTTCAAATGTTATTACCCGATCTCGATGGAAGTTATTGAGTGATCTCCTTTCATGAAAATACGCATATATAGTTAAGTTGGCGGGATTGCATTCCGCCAACTTTATATATTTACTTATAAGTTATAATCAAGGAATTTTATGACTTCCATATCTAACCATTCATTTATTGACTTTATTCTCTCCTGTAATGGAATGAGTTCATTGCGGACAAAGACCTTTGCCACTTTCTCAATATCTCCTAGTGACCCGACATTCTCCGGCTTACCGCCCATCAACTGAAAGGGGATGCGGTGTGCGTCCAGGAGATCTGCGGCGCTGACTTTTTTGATATTAAAAAAATCGTCCTTCGTCGCCACTTCACTGAGGGGGATAATTTTAATGCCGTCGGCTTTCCCCTGTGGGGCATAGAGAAACAGGTTTTTAAAGTTGTTGCGGCCTTTCGACTTAACCATGTTTTCGCGAAGCATTTCGATATCGTTGCGATCCTGCACGGCATCGGTGACATACATGATGTATCCGGCATGAGCGCCGTTTTCGTAATACTTGCGGCGGAACAGCGTGGCTGATTCATTCAGCCAGGCAGAGTTAAGGGCGCTGAGATATTCCGGCAGACCGTACAGCTCCTGATTAATATCCGGCTCCAGCAGGTGAAACACGGAGCCGGGCGCGAAAGGTGTCGGCTCATGGAAGGACGGCACCCACCAGTAAACATCCTCTTCCACGCCACGGCGGGTATATTTTGCCGGTGAGGTTTCCAGTCTGATGACCTTACCGGTGGTGCTGTAACGCTTTTCCAGAAACGCATTACCGAACACCAGAAAATCCAGCACAAAGCGGCTGAAATCCTGCTGGGAAAGCCACGGATGCGGGATAAATGTCGAGGCCAGAATATTGCGTTTGACGTAAATCGGGGAGCTGTGATGCACGGCAGCACGCAGGCTTTTTGCCAGACCGGTAAAGCTGACCGGTGGCTCATACCATCTGCCGTTACTGATGCACTCAACGTAATCCAGAATGTCACGGCGGTCGAGTACCGGCACCGGCTCGCCAAAGGTGAATGCTTCCATTTTCGGGGCGCTGGCGGTGATTGTTTTTGCCGCAGGTCGCGGTGTTTTCCCTTTTTTCTTGCTCATCAGTAAAACTCCAGAATGGTGGATGTCAGCGGGGTGCTGATACCGGCGGTGAGTGGCTCATTTAACAGGGCGTGCATGGTCGCCCAGGCGAGGTCGGCGTGGCTGGCTTCCTCGCTGCGGCTGGCCTCATAGGTGGCGCTGCGTCCGCTGCTGGTCATGGTCTTGCGGATAGCCATAAACGAGCTGGTGATGTCGGTGGCGCTGACGTCATATTCCAGACAGCCACGGCGGATAACGTCTTTGGCCTTGAGCACCATTGCGGTTTTCATTTCCGGCGTGTAGCGGATGTCGCGCGCGGCGGGATAGAACGAGCGCACGAGCTGGAACACGCCGACACCGAGGCCGGTGGCATCAATTCCGATGTATTCGACGTTGTATTTTTCGGTGAGTTTGCGGATGGATTCAGCCTGAGTGGCAAAGTCCATGCCTTTCCACTGATGACGCTCAAGTATTCTGAATTTGCCACCGGCCACCACCGGCGGTGCCAGCACCACGCATCCGGCGCTGTCGCCACGGTGTGACGGGTCGTAACCAATCCAGACCGGACGGGAGCCGAACGGATTGGCAGCAAAGGGGGCATAGTCTTCCCATTCTTCCAGCGTGTCGACCATGCAGCGTTGCAGCTCCTCGAACGGGAACACCGACGCCTTGTCGTCAACAAATTCACACATGAACAGATTTTTAAAATCATCGGCGCTGTTTTCGCGTTTGAGCTGTTCAATGTCGAACAGCGTGCAGCCGCCTTTCAGCGCGTCCTCAATGGTGACAATCTGCCGCCACTGGCCGTCCGCACAGAGAAGACCACCGGCAAGGGCGTTATGACTGACGTCGATTTCCACACGTTCGGCGGCGCTGGCGCGTCCCCGGTTGAACAGTTCACCCGACCAGAACGGGTAGGCGTCGTGCGCCAGCGTGGACGGGGTGGAGAAATAGGTCGAGCGCAGGTGACTCTGTGAGGCCATACCTGATGCCACCTTACGCAGTACCTGAAAATTCGGGATCCAGAAAATCTCATCGACGTACAGGTCGCCGTTATGGCTCTGCGCGGTGTTGGAGTTGGTGCCGAGAAAAATCAGTTTTGCGCCGTTATTGCCCAGGACAATCGGGTCACCGGTCAGGTCAACGTCAACCAGCCGGGCAAAGGCGATGATGTATTCGCGGAACACATACGCCTGCGTTTTACTGGCCGACAGAAAAATCTGGTTATGACCGGTTTTCAGGGCGCGCAGCAGCGCCTCGCGGGAAAAATAAAACGTCGCGCCAATCTGGCGGGATTTCAGGATATCGCGGATGCGGTGCTCAAGCCCGGCGCGATACCAGTGCAACTGATATTCGAAAGACTGCTCAAAGAAAATCTGCTCCAGCTTTTCGATGGCCTCGTCACTGAAAAAATTCTTTTTCGGTTTGCGACGCCCGCCTTTGTTGCGGTTAGCGACGTTCGGATTAAGGTCTGCCTCGTTGCCGGTCTGACTGTAACGGTTGACCCGTGCCAGTCGTTCAATCTGGCGTCCGAGCAGGTCAATTTCCTTGAAGTCACCGCCGGTTTTCTGCGGTTTGATGATGAGCTGGGTCAGCCGCGCTTCCAGACTCATTTCGACACGGCTGATGGGGGCAACGCTGTCCCAGCCGTCGCGCTGTTTCCAGCTCTGCACCGTCGGGCGTTTCATCTGCAACATGGCGGCAATCTGCGGCACGGAAAACCCCTGCCAGTACAGCAGCGCCGCCTGACGACGCGGGTCGTGTAAAAGAGTGGTGTCTGTGGTGATGGTCATGAATACCTCGCCGTGATGAATACACGGCAAGGCTACTGAGTCGCGCCCCGCGATTCGCTAAAGTGCTGTTGTGTCAGTGATAAGCCATCCGGGACTGATGGCGGAGGATGCGCATCGTCGGGAAACTGATGCCGACATGTGACTCTTCTAATCACTATTCAGGACTCCTGACAATGGCAAAAAAAGTCTCAAAATTCTTTCGTATCGGCGTTGAGGGTGACACCTGTGACGGGCGTGTCATCAGTGCGCAGGATATTCAGGAAATGGCCGAAACCTTTGACCCGCGAGTCTATGGTTGCCGCATTAACCTGGAACATCTGCGCGGCATCCTGCCTGACGGTATTTTTAAGCGTTATGGCGATGTGACCGAACTGAAGGCCGAAAAGATTGACGATGATTCGGCGCTGAAAGGCAAATGGGCGCTGTTTGCGAAAATCACCCCGACCGATGACCTTATCGCGATGAACAAGGCCGCGCAGAAGGTCTACACCTCAATGGAAATTCAGCCGAACTTTGCCAACACCGGCAAATGTTATCTGGTGGGGCTGGCCGTCACCGATGACCCGGCAAGCCTCGGCACGGAATACCTGGAATTCTGCCGCACGGCAAAACACAACCCTCTGAACCGCTTCAAATTAAGCCCTGAAAATCTGATTTCAGTGGCAACGCCCGTTGAGCTGGAATTTGAAGACCTGCCTGAAACCGTGTTCACCGCCCTGACCGAAAAGGTGAAATCCATTTTTGGCCGCAAACAGGCCAGCGATGACGCCCGTCTGAATGACGTGCATGAAGCGGTGACCGCTGTTGCTGAACATGTGCAGGAAAAACTGAGCGCCACTGAGCAGCGCCTCGCTGAGGTGGAAACCGCCTTTTCCGCACTTAAGCAGGAGGTGACTGACAGGGCGGATGAAACCAGCCAGGCATTCACCCGCCTGAAAAACAGTCTCGACCACACCGAAAGTCTGACCCAGCAGCGCCGCAGCAAGGCCACCGGCGGTGGCGGTGACGCCCTGATGACGAACTGCTGACCGGCGTCAGTCAGTCCGGGAAAACCTTCACGATTAACCCTTAATTTCAGGAAAAACTATGCGCCAGGAAACCCGCTTTAAATTTAATGCCTACCTGTCCCGTGTTGCCGAACTGAACGGCATTGACGCCGGTGATGTGTCGAAAAAATTCACCGTTGAACCTTCGGTCACCCAGACCCTGATGAACACCATGCAGGAGTCCTCTGACTTTCTGACCCGCATCAACATTGTGCCGGTCAGCGAAATGAAAGGGGAAAAAATTGGTATCGGTGTCACCGGCTCCATCGCCAGCACCACCGACACTGCCGGTGGCACCGAGCGTCAGCCGAAGGACTTCTCGAAGCTGGCGTCAAACAAGTACGAATGCGACCAGATTAACTTCGATTTTTATATCCGCTACAAAACGCTTGACCTGTGGGCGCGTTATCAGGATTTCCAGCTCCGTATCCGTAACGCCATTATCAAACGTCAGTCCCTTGATTTCATCATGGCCGGTTTTAACGGCGTGAAGCGTGCCGAAACCTCTGACCGCAGCAGCAATCCGATGCTGCAGGATGTGGCGGTCGGCTGGCTGCAGAAATACCGCAATGAAGCCCCGGCGCGCGTGATGAGCAAGGTCACTGACGAGGAAGGTCACACGACCTCTGAGGTCATCCGCGTGGGTAAGGGCGGTGATTATGCCAGCCTCGATGCACTGGTGATGGATGCGACCAACAACCTGATTGAGCCGTGGTATCAGGAAGACCCTGACCTTGTGGTGATTGTGGGGCGTCAGCTACTGGCGGACAAGTATTTCCCCATCGTCAACAAGGAGCAGGACAACAGCGAAATGCTGGCCGCTGACGTTATCATCAGCCAGAAACGCATCGGCAACCTGCCGGCGGTACGCGTCCCGTACTTCCCGGCGGATGCGATGCTCATCACGAAGCTGGAAAACCTGTCCATCTACTACATGGATGACAGCCATCGCCGCGTGATTGTGGAAAACCCGAAACTCGACCGCGTGGAGAACTACGAGTCAATGAACATTGATTACGTGGTGGAAGACTATGCCGCCGGTTGTCTGGTGGAAAAAATTAAGGTCGGTGACTTCTCCACACCGGCTAAAGCGACCGCAGAGCCGGGAGCGTAACCGATGACGAGTCCCGCACAGCGCCACATGATGCGGGTCTCGGCAGCGATGACCGCGCAGCGGGAAGCCGCCCCGCTGCGACATGCAACTGTCTATGAGCAGATGCTGGTTAAGCTCGCCGCAGACCAGCGCACACTGAAAGCGATTTATTCAAAAGAGCTGAAGGCTGCGAAAAAACGCGAACTGCTGCCGTTCTGGTTGCCGTGGGTGAACGGCGTGCTGGAGCAGGGCAAAGGCGCACAGGATGACATTCTGATGACAGTCATGCTGTGGCGTCTGGATACCGGCGATATTGCCGGTGCGCTGGAGATTGCCCGTTATGCCCTGAAGTACGGTCTGACCATGCCGGGTAAACACCGCCGTACCCCGCCGTACATGTTCACCGAGGAGGTGGCGCTCGCGGCCATGCGCGCTCACGCTGCCGGTGAGTCTGTGGATACCCGCCTGCTGACGGACACCCTTGAACTGACCGCCACGGCTGACATGCCTGATGAAGTGCGCGCAAAGCTGCACAAAATCACCGGTCTGTTTCTGCGTGACGGTGGTGATGCCGCAGGTGCGCTGGCACACCTGCAACGTGCGACACAGCTCGACTGTCAGGCAGGCGTCAAAAAAGAGATTGAACGACTGGAGCGGGAGCTGAAACCGAAGCCGGAGCCAAAAGCGGTCACCCGCGCCCCGCGTAAGACCCGGAGTGCGACACCGGCAAAACGTGGACGCCCGAAAAAGAAAGCCAGTTAACAACCGAATGCGCCCCGCGCCAGGGCGGCACGCCGGTCAGTGAGGGTGAATCACCTGACACTGCACCGGCGTCCACCGCCCGACTTTTCAGAGGTAGTCATGATGACGCTGATTATTCCGCGAAAGGAGGCTCCCGTGTCCGGTGAGGGTACGGTGGTCATCCCGCAACCGGCAGGCGACGAGCCGGTGATTAAAAACACGTTCTTTTTTCCCGATATCGACCCGAAGCGCGTCCGGGAACGTATGCGCCTTGAGCAGACCGTCGCCCCCGCCCGTCTGCGAGAGGCCATCAAGTCAGGCATGGCGGAGACGAATGCGGAGCTGTACGAGTACCGCGAACAGAAAATTGCCGCCGGTTTTACGCGTCTGGCGGACGTTCCGGCGGACGACATCGACGGTGAAAGCATCAAAGTTTTTTACTACGAGCGCGCCGTGTGTGCGATGGCGACCGCGTCGCTTTATGAGCGTTATCGCGGCGTGGATGCCAGTGCGAAAGGCGACAAGAAGGCTGACAGCATTGACAGCACCATTGATGAACTTTGGCGGGATATGCGCTGGGCGGTGGCGCGTATCCAGGACAAGCCGCGCTGCATCGTGAGTCAAATCTGATGAAGACCTTTGCGCTACAGGGCGACACGCTCGACGCCATTTGTGTCCGGTATTACGGGCGCACTGAGGGCGTGGTTGAGACCGTGCTCGCCGCAAATCCGGGACTGGCTGAACTGGGTGCGGTGCTGCCACACGGCACCGCCGTCGAACTGCCCGACGTTCAGACCGCGCCCGTGGCTGAAACTGTCAATCTGTGGGAGTAACGCATGACAGCAGAAGAAAAAAGCGTCCTGTCGCTTTTCATGATTGGGGTGCTGATTGTTGTCGGCAAGGTGCTTGCCGGTGGTGAACCCATCACCCCGCGTCTGTTTATCGGGCGCATGTTGCTCGGTGGTTTTGTCTCGATGGTTGCCGGTGTTGTTCTGGTGCAGTTTCCTGACCTGTCACTGCCTGCGGTGTGCGGCATCGGCTCCATGCTGGGTATCGCCGGTTATCAGGTGATTGAGATTGCCATTCAGCGCCGCTTTAAGGGCAGGGGGAAACAGTAATGCCGGTTATTAACACGCATCAGAATATCGCCGCCTTTCTCGACATGCTGGCCGTGTCCGAAGGGACGGCGAACCATCCGCTGACGAAAAACCGGGGCTATGACGTGATAGTCACCGGACTGGACGGAAAGCCGGAAATTTTTACCGACTACAGTGACCACCCGTTCGCACATGGTCGACCAGCGAAGGTGTTTAACCGTCGCGGTGAAAAATCCACGGCCTCCGGTCGCTATCAGCAGCTTTACCTGTTCTGGCCGCATTACCGCAAACAACTTGCCCTGCCGGATTTCAGTCCGTTGTCACAGGACAGACTCGCCATTCAGTTGATCCGCGAACGCGGTGCACTGGATGACATCCGGGCGGGACGCATTGAGCGCGCCATTTCACGCTGTCGCAATATCTGGGCGTCCCTGCCGGGTGCCGGTTACGGTCAGCGTGAGCATTCACTGGAAAAACTGGTCACCGTCTGGCGTACCGCTGGCGGCGTACCGGCTTAAACGGAGTAAACACCATGAAGAAATTATCCCTTTCACTGATGCTGAACGTGTTGCTGGCGCTGATGCTGGCACTGTCCCTGATTTACCCGCAGAGCGTGGCCGTCAATTTTGTCGCCGCCTGGGCGATTCTGGCGACGTTTATCTCGCTGGTCGCTGCCGGGTGGATTTTTATCGCGCTGATTTATCTTGTGGCGTCGCTGTTTTTCCGGCTGATACGTAAAGCCTGTCGTCAGCGTCTTGAGGGGCGGGAACTATGTCAAAGCTGATGATTGTGCTGGTCGTGTTGTTATCGCTGGCGGTGGCCGGTCTGTTTCTGGTGAAACACAAAAATGCCAGCCTGCGCACCTCACTGGACAGGGTAAACAACGTAGCCAGCGAGCAGCAGGCGACCATCACCATGCTGAAAAATCAGCTTCATGTTGCGCTCACCAGGGCAGACAAAAACGAGCTGGCGCAGGTGGCTCTGCGTCAGGAACTGGAGAACGCCGCGAAGCGTGAAGCACAGCGCGAGAAAACCATCACGAGATTACTCAATGAAAACGAAGATTTTCGCCGCTGGTACGGTGCTGACCTGCCTGATGCTGTGCGCCGGTTGCACCAGCGCCCCGCCTGCACTGACGCCAGTGATTGTCGCCAACGCCTGTCCGAAAGTGAGTCTTTGCCCGATGCCGGGCAGTGACCCGGAGACGAACGGCGATTTAAGTGCCGATATCCGGCAGCTTGAGAACGCGCTGGCACGCTGTGCCAGCCAGGGAAAAATGGTTAAAAACTGTCAGGACGAAAACGATGCTCAAACCCGACAGCCTGCGCAGGGCGCTGACTGATGCCGTCACGGTGCTGAAAACTAACCCCGATATGCTGCGGATATTCGTGGATAACGGGAGTATTGCCTCCACGCTGGCGGCGTCGCTGTCGTTCGAAAAGCGTTACACGCTCAATGTGATTGTGACCGACTTTACCGGTGATTTTGACCTGCTCATCGTGCCGGTGCTGGCGTGGCTGCGGGAAAATCAGCCCGACATCATGACCACCGACGAAGGCCAGAAAAAGGGCTTCACGTTTTATGCGGACATCAACAATGACAGCAGCTTTGATATCAGCATCAGCCTGATGCTGACCGAGCGCACGCTGGTCAGTGAGGTTGGCGGCGCACTGCATGTGAAAAATATCCCGGAACCTCCGCCGCCGGAGCCGGTCACCCGCCCGATGGAGCTTTATATCAATGGTGAACTGGTGAGCAAGTGGGATGAATGAGTTTAAGCGTTTTGAAGACCGTCTGACCGGACTGATTGAATCACTGTCACCGTCAGGGCGTCGGCGACTGAGCACCGAACTGGCGAAACGTCTGCGGCAGAGTCAGCAGCGCCGGGTGATGGCACAGAAAGCCCCGGACGGCACACCCTACGCGCCACGCCAGCAGCAGCGCGCCAGAAAAAAGACCGGTCGTGTTAAGCGAAAAATGTTTGCGAAACTTATCACCAGTCGTTTTTTGCATATCCGCGCCAGCCCGGAACAGGCATCAATGGAATTTTACGGCGGGAAGTCGCCGAAAATCGCCAGTGTGCATCAGTTCGGTCTGTCGGAAGAAACCCGGAAAGACGGTAAGAAAATTGATTATCCGGCGCGTCCTCTGCTCGGCTTTACCTGTGAGGATGTGCAGATGATTGAAGAGATTATCCTGGCTCACCTTGAGCGTTAGTTTTATCCAGGCAGAGGCTGATGCGCAATTAAACATTGAGCGGCCATGCTGGTCGCTCAATGTTTAGAGGTTTATGAGTGATTTTTATTTGATGCTTTGTATTCTAAAACCTTCTTATTGGCGTAAAAGAATTTTGTATATGACAGGAATATAACCAGACCTGAAGTGAAATAGACGAGGGATAGTATTAATAATGCTTTTTTGTGACTGTTATTATCTTTAATCTCCTGACTTAACCATTCGGAGTCCTCCTCGTTTAGCTGTAAGAGCTTATTGCAGGCGATCTCAGGAAGTGTGTCTTTTATAAATACGTTTTGCAGTCTCTTGCAATCGGCAAGGCTATAAGTTTTATTAAATTCAACTGCTTTATTTTTGAAGGATAAAAGAACTTTGTCACTATAAACATAGTACATCATGTTTTTATATGGTATGCCTATGGCATCCCTTACTATAACGGATTGTTCGTTGTGTATGTAACATGCGAGAAGAATGTAAAAAATACTGGCCAGAATTACAATTATTGTTTTAATTATGTGTGGTGGCTTTGTTATGTCACCCCAGATGCGAGTAAGGAAAAAATACGATGTTTTTAGTTTTCCATCAATCAGTCCCTGCTGTATCATTCTCACATTTTCAATGCCTGATACATTGATTCCGTTAATTATTTTAAATAGTTGAATGTCGCGCCACTCGCGGTCAAGTCTTTTTAATTTTTTGTCTGAATATCCAAAATTGAAATAATGTGCAATAAGCCTCATAAGGTTACTTTTACCAAAGCTAAAAAATGCTAATACTGCAAAGCTACAAAGGAAAAAAACGATTAGCTCCCACACATTAGTCACATTATAGCTGACCATTACGCTCTCCTTGAATGTTGTCTGGTAGTTCTACAAATGAATCCAGATAGCATAACTTTTATATATTGTGCAATCTCACATGCATGAACACTCTCGCAAATATTCAGGAACTCGCGCGCGCACTGCGCAACATGATTCGCACCGGCATTATCGTCGAAACCGACCTTAACGCCGGTCGCTGCCGCGTGCAGACCGGCGGCATGTGCACCGACTGGCTTCAGTGGCTGACCCATCGCGCAGGACGTTCGCGCACATGGTGGGCACCTTCCGTGGGGGAACAGGTGCTGATTCTGGCCGTGGGCGGTGAACTCGACACGGCGTTCGTTCTGCCGGGGATTTATTCCGGCGATAACCCTGCGCCGTCTGCGTCGGCTGATGCCCTGCATATCCGTTTCCCTGACGGGGCGGTGATTGAGTATGAACCCGAAACCAGTGCACTCACGGTAAGCGGAATTAAAACGGCCAGCGTGACGGCTTCTGATTCTGTTACTGCCACGGTACCGGTGGTCACGGTGAAAGCGTCAACCCGTGTCACCCTGGACACACCAGAAGTGGTCTGCACTAACAAACTGACTACCGGCACGCTGGAAGTGCAGAAGGGCGGGACGATGCGCGGCAACATTGAACACACCGGCGGTGAACTCTCATCAAACGGTAAGGTACTGCATACCCATAAACACCCCGGCGACAGCGGCGGCACAACCGGGAGCCCTCTATGACAGCGCGTTATCTCGGAATGAATCGCAGTGATGGCCTGACTGTCACTGACCTTGAGCATATCAGCCAGAGTATCGGCGATATCCTGCGCACACCGGTCGGCTCACGGGTGATGCGTCGTGATTACGGCTCGTTGCTGGCATCAATGATTGACCAGCCGCAGACCCCGGCGCTTGAGTTGCAGATTAAGGTCGCCTGTTACATGGCGGTGCTGAAATGGGAACCCCGCGTCACCCTGTCATCCGTCACCACTGAGCGCAGTTTTGACGGGCGAATGACGGTCACGTTAACCGGCCAGCACAACGACACCGGCCAGCCACTTTCGTTAACCATCCCTGTGAGTTGAAACCATGCCGATTATCGACCTGAACCAGCTACCCGCACCGGATGTGGTCGAGGAGCTGGATTTTGAAAGCATTCTCGCTGAACGCAAGGCGACACTGATTTCCCTTTACCCGGAAGATCAGCAGGAGGCGGTCGCCGGTACCCTGACACTGGAATCCGAGCCTCTCGTCAAACTGCTGGAGGAAAATGCTTATCGTGAGCTTATCTGGCGTCAGCGTGTGAATGAGGCCGCACGGGCGGTGATGCTGGCCTGTGCCGCCGGTAATGACCTTGATGTGATTGGTGCCAATTACAACACCACGCGCCTGATTATCACTCCGGCAGATGATTCGACTATCCCGCCGACACCGGCAGTGATGGAATCTGACACCGATTATCGTCTGCGTATTCAGCAGGCGTTTGAGGGCTTAAGCGTCGCCGGGTCGGTGGGAGCCTATCAGTATCATGGTCGCAGTGCCGACGGGCGTGTCGCGGATATCTCTGTCACCAGTCCGTCTCCGGCCTGCGTCACCATCTCCGTACTGTCACGTGAAAATAACGGTGTCGCATCCGAAGACCTGCTGGCTGTGGTGCGTAACGCTCTTAATGGCGAGGACGTCAGGCCGGTGGCCGACCGCGTGACCGTGCAGTCTGCCGCCATCGTTGAATACCAGATAAACGCCACGCTTTACCTTTACCCTGGTCCCGAAAGCGAACCCATCCGCGCTGCCGCCGTGAAAAAACTGGAAGCGTACATCACGGCACAGCACCGGCTGGGGCGCGACATCCGTCTGTCTGCCATTTATGCCGCCTTGCATGTGGAAGGCGTGCAGCGTGTCGAACTGGCTGCACCACTGGCCGACATCGTGCTCAACAGTACGCAGGCGTCTTTCTGCACCGAATACCACGTCGTGACCGGAGGCTCGGATGAGTGATTCGCGACTGCTGCCGACCGGCTCATCACCGCTTGAAGTTGCCGCCGCAAAAGCCTGTGCGGAAATTGAAAAAACGCCGGTCAGTATTCGTGAGCTCTGGAACCCGGACACCTGTCCGGCAAATCTGCTGCCGTGGCTGGCGTGGGCGTTTTCGGTTGACAGGTGGGATGAAAAGTGGCCGGAAGCGACAAAACGCGCCGTTATTCGCGATGCCTATTTCATCCACTGTCATAAGGGCACGATAGGTGCAATCCGGCGTGTGGTGGAGCCGCTGGGCTATCTCATCAACGTGACGGAGTGGTGGGAAAACAGTGACCCGCCCGGCACCTTCCGGCTTGATATTGGTGTACTGGAAAGTGGCATCACAGAGGCAATGTATCAGGAAATGGAACGGCTGATTGCTGATGCCAAACCTGCAAGCCGTCACCTTATTGGCCTGAACATTTCCCGGGACATTCCCGGCTACCTGTTCGCCGGTGGTGTGGCTTACGACGGCGATGTAATTACGGTTTACCCCGGATAAGTGAGGAATAATGAGCACAAAATTCAAAACCGTTATCACCACTGCCGGTGCAGCAAAGCTGGCAGCGGCAACCGCACCGGGAGGGCGGAAGGTCAACATTACCACGATGGCCGTCGGGGATGGCGGTGGTAAATTGCCTGTCCCGGATGCCGGACAGACCGGGCTTATCCACGAAGTCTGGCGACATGCGCTGAACAAAATCAGCCAGGACAAACGAAACAGTAATTATATTATCGCAGAGCTGGTTATTCCGCCGGAGGTGGGCGGTTTCTGGATGCGTGAGCTTGGCCTGTACGATGATGCTGGAACGTTAATTGCCGTGGCGAACATGGCTGAAAGTTATAAGCCAGCTCTTGCCGAAGGCTCAGGGCGTTCGCAGACCTGCCGCATGGTCATCATCGTCAGCAGTGTGGCCTCAGTGGCGCTGACCATTGACACCACAACGGTGATGGCAACGCAGGATTACGTTGATGACAAAATTGCAGAACATGAACAGTCACGACGTCACCCGGACGCCTCGCTGACCGCCAAAGGTTTTACTCAGTTAAGCAGTGCGACCAACAGCACGTCTGAAACACTCGCCGCAACACCAAAAGCGGTAAAAGCAGCATATGACCTTGCTAACGGGAAATACACTGCACAGGACGCCACCACAGCGCGAAAAGGCCTTGTCCAGCTCAGTAGTGCCACCAACAGCGATTCTGAAACGCTTGCGGCAACGCCAAAGGCGGTTAAGACAGCGTATGACCTTGCTAACGGGAAATACACTGCACAGGATGCCACCACAGCGCGAAAAGGTCTTGTCCAGCTCAGTAGCGCCACCAACAGTGATTCTGAAACGCTGGCTGCAACACCAAAAGCGGTAGAAGTCTGCCTATGACAATGCTGAAAAACGTCTCCAGAAAGATCAGAACGGTGCGGATATTCCTGATAAAGGACGCTTCCTGAGTAACATTAATGTTTACAGCAAAGGTGAAGTGGATAAGAAAAAGGGAATGCGAAAGTATTCGTTTGCCGCCCCTGCAAATGTCGTTGCCGGGAAGTGGTATCCCGTTATCTTTCGCCGTGCTGCCAGCCTTTCAGGAGAAATGGCATCCCGCGTCGTTATTTCAACTGGTTGTTATAACGGCGATTATGTAATGAATAACTGCGAGTTTAATGGCATGGTTATGCCCGGAGGCTGGACCGATCGTGGTTCATATGCGGCAGGTTATTTCTGGACGTATCAGACCAATGAGCGTTCAATCCATTCCATTGTTACAAGCCTGAAAGATGATGATGTATGTAGTGTTTTTTATGTTGAAGCCAGAGCTTTCCCTGTGCAAATTCTTGCAGAGGAAGGGCTAACGGTTATTGTTCCGACAGAGGATTATGTCGTCGGTAAAACGACATATAAGTGGGGGGCAACTAATCCCGCTACAGAAAGCACGAACGCACAGGCTATTCTGGATTTTAAAAATGGGCGCGGTTATTACTGCTCACATCCATTTATTTCCAACCTTTCAGGAAATGCTGCAACAGCCTCAAAACTCGAAACACCGAGGAAAATAGCAGGTGTTGCCTTTGATGGTTCTGGAGATATTACCCTTAATGCCAGAAATGTCGGTGCATTTGCACTTCGGCAGACAGGTAATACGGTTAATGGTGATACAGCCGTGGGATGGAATTGGGACAGTGGCGCATACAACGCTCTGATTGGGGGAGCATCTGCATTAATTCTTCACTTTAATATAAATGCTGGTAGCTGCCCGGCTGTACAGTTTCGTGTGAATTATAAAAATGGCGGTATATCTTACAGGTCAGCCCGTGATGGTTATGGTTTTGAATCTGGCTGGTCTGATTTCTATACCACAACACGAAAACCATCAGCGGGAGATGTTGGTGCATACACCAAAGCTGAATCAGATTCTCGCTATGTCCGGGATATTCGCCTGGGCACTCGTGTTGTTCAGACCATGCAGAAAGGAGTGATGTATGAGAAAGCAGGGCACGTAATTACAGGGCTTGGTATTGTCGGTGAAGTCGATGGTGATGACCCCGCAGTATTCAGACCAATACAAAAATACATCAATGGCACATGGTATAACGTCGCACAGGTGTAATTTATGCAGCATTTAAAAAATATTACTGCGGGTAATCCAAAAACTGTTGCCCAATATCAACTGACAAAAAATTTTGATGTTATCTGGTTATGGTCCGAAGAGGGAAAAAACTGGTATGAGGAAGTAAGTAATTTTCAGGAAGAGACGATAAAGATTGTTTACGACGAGAATAATATAATTGTCGGCATCACCCGAGATGCTTCAACGCTTAACCCTGAAGGTTTTAGCGTTGTCGAGGTTCCTGATATTACTGCCAACCGACGTGCTGATGACTCAGGTAAATGGATGTTTAAGGATGGTGCCGTGATT